GTACACACTAATAAGAGAAGCGCTTCAGATGGGCTTTACAGGTATAGGCGTTGCTGGTGACTTTATTCACGTAGACACACGGGGTTCTGCTCCGGTGATTTGGGTATACTAATGTTATACACAAGGCACAAGACTTTAACAGACAACACAGAGCAGTCCATACTGACTATTCCTAACGGACACGTAGCCCACGTAAAGTACGTTTTTGTTGCTAACCACGGAGGTTCTACAAACCAAATAGACCTCTTCTGGGAAACAGGTGGAGTGCCTGATGTTTACATTTTTGACGGTACTTCCCTTGGCGCTGGAAACAAAGAAATACTAGGGGACTCTGGTTCTGGTGTAGTTTTTGTTTTATCTGAAAACGAAACATTAAAAGCACAAGCCAGTTCAGCAACAGGAAGCGTAGAAGTTGTTGTAACTATAGACTTGTTACCACAACCTCCTGTATTTGTAAACTTTAACGGTGCGTAAAAACGATGATTACATTCATAGGTGCTGATTGGTGTCCTGCTTGTATGAAAACCAAGAAAACCCTAAAAGAACTCAACATGGACTACAAGTACGTTGAGATACCTCCGGGTCAAGCTGGATGGGACTTAGTAGAAACAATGACGGGTAAACGATCAATACCACAAGTATTTTACCACTTTGGTGGATCAAAGGACTTTACAGAAGCTCTCAAGAGTTTACAGCTAGTTGACTGACCTAAACGTACAACTGTTGCCGTGGCAACAAGAGGTCTACTCTGATCCTACTAGGTTCAAAGTAGTAGCCGCTGGGCGAAGAACAGGGAAGTCTCGCCTAGCCGCTTGGATGTTAATTATTAGCGCCCTACAGTCTGACAAAGGGCAAGTTTTTTACGTTGCGCCTACACAGGGACAAGCCCGTGACATCATGTGGCAAACCCTGTTAGAGCTAGGACACCCTGTTATATCTGGAAGTCACATCAACAACCTCCAGATCAGGCTGGTCAACGGGGCCATGATTAGTCTCAAAGGAGCCGATAGGCCAGAGACAATGCGTGGTGTGTCCTTGAAGTTTCTCGTGATGGACGAGTACGCAGACATGAAGCCTGACGTATGGGAACAAATCCTCCGTCCAGCACTAGCTGACCAAAAGGGATCAGCGTTGTTCATAGGTACGCCTATGGGAAGAAACCACTTCTATGAACTGTACAAGTACGCAGAGTTAGGTGACGATGAGACTTACAGGGGCTGGCATTTCACCAGCTACAACAACCCAATCTTGGACCCATCTGAAATCGACATGGCGAAGAAATCAATGTCGAGTTACGCCTTCCGCCAAGAGTTCATGGCCTCGTTTGAAGCCAGAGGCTCCGAAATGTTCAGGGAAGATTGGGTCAAGTTTGGAGAAGAGCCAGACGAAGGAGACTACTACATCGCAGTTGACCTCGCTGGGTTTGAAGACGTAAACAAGAAACGAGCTAAGAACACTAAACTAGATGAAACCGCAATCGCTGTTGTTAAAGTTGGTACTGATGGTTGGTACGTTGATAACATTATACATGGGCGGTGGGAGCTTAACGAGACTGCCACCAAGATTTTTCAGGCCGTTAGAGACTACAGACCCGTCAGCGTTGGTATTGAACGAGGAATCGCAAAGCAAGCCGTAATGAGTCCTCTGATGGACCTCATGAAGCGCTACGGGCAGTTCTTTAGGGTAGAAGAGTTAACCCACGGTAACAAGAAGAAGACTGACAGGGTTATGTGGGCGCCACAGGGTCGTTTTGAGAACGGCTTTGTAACCCTAGGAAAAGGAGAGTGGAACTCTAGGTTCTTAGATCAACTCTTTCAGTTCCCTGACGCACTAACACACGATGACTTGGTTGACGCTCTAGCGTACATAGACCAGTTGGCTAAGGTAGCTTACAGCTACGACTTTGAAATAGATGATCACGAGATACTCGACATAGTAGCAGGATACTAAAGTGACAAAACAAGTTTTCAGACCGCTCAATACCTACGGAATATACGCAATCAGTGCTGTAGTGTTTTTTACACTAGGGTACACTGTTGCCGTACTTTAAGGAGCCTAAAATGGCAGAAGAAATTTACAGCCCAGACCCCCTGATGATTGAGGAGTCTCTGGAAGAGTGGGTGATGACCAAGTGTGAAAACTGGCGTGACCACTACGAGTCAAACTACGAGCAAAAGTTTGAAGAGTACTACAGGCTCTGGAGAGGACAATGGGATCCTGCGGATTCTGAGAGAGGATCTGAGCGGTCTAGGATTATTTCTCCTGCACTCCAGCAAGCTGTAGAGTCTAACGTAGCAGAACTAGAAGAAGCCACGTTTGGTAGGGGCAAGTGGTTTGACATAACTGATGACGCAAACGATCAAGACCCTCAAGACATAGCTTACCTCCGTAAAAAGCTAACAGAAGACTTTGAAGCCTGTAAGGTACGTAAGGCTGTCGCTGAGTGCCTCATCAACGCCGCTGTGTTTGGAACAGGTATCGGTGAGATAACTCTGGAAGAAATTAAGGAGATGGCTCCAGCTACACAGCCCATCATGGACGGACAGTTGACTGCTGTAGGCGTCAACATTACAGACAGGGTTGTAGTCAAGCTGAAGCCTGTGTTGCCTCAGAACTTCCTGATTGACCCTGTAGCTACGTCTATTGAGGAGGCTATGGGTGTCGCTGTAGACGAGTTTGTGTCTAAGCACAGCGTAGAGCTACTACAGGAGCAAGGCGTGTACAGGGAGGCTATGATTGAATCAGCGGCCCCTGACGCAGACCTAGAGCCTGACCAAGACCTCACGATCTACAACGACGACAAGGTACGCCTCACGAAGTACTACGGCCTTGTGCCACGAGAAATGCTTGAGGCTGAAGACGTAGACGTAGAAGAAGACTCACGTTACGTTGAGGCTATCGTAGTTATCGCTAACGGTGGTACGCTCTTGAAGGCCGAAGCTAACCCTTACATGATGCAGGATCGTCCTGTTGTTGCTTTTCCTTGGGACGTAGTACCCGGACGTTTCTGGGGAAGAGGCGTTTGTGAGAAGGGCTACAACAGCCAGAAGGCACTAGACACAGAACTACGTGCACGTATTGATGCACTGTCACTTACTATTCATCCGATGCTGGCGATTGATGCGACTAGGTTGCCTAGAGGCGCTAGGCCAGAAGTTCGCCCCGGCAAGATGATACTTACTAACGGAGATCCCCGTGAAGTACTTCAACCTTTCAACTTTGGGCAAGTGGGGCAAATCACTTTTGCACAAGCCGCTAGCCTTCAACAAATGGTGCAACAAGCAACTGGAGCCGTGGATTCCGCTGGCATTGCGGGACAAGTCAACGGTGAAGCTACTGCCGCTGGCATTAGTATGTCTCTTGGTGCTATTATTAAGCGTCATAAGCGTACTCTAATAAACTTCCAACAGTCGTTCCTGCTACCGTTTGTAACCAAAGCGGCACACAGGTACATGCAGTTTGACCCTGAGAACTACCCAGTAGCTGACTACAAGTTTAACGCTACGAGTACTCTTGGTATCATTGCTCGTGAGTACGAAGTTACGCAGTTGGTGCAACTCTTGCAGACTATGAAACAAGACAGCCCACTGTACCCTGTGTTGATCCAGAGCATCATCGACAACATGAACCTCAGTAACCGTGAGGAGCTTATTGCGGCAATGCAACAGGCTGGACAACCTGATCCACAGGCACAGCAGATGGCTCAAGTGGCACAACAAGCACAGCTTGAGTTCCAGCAAGCACAAACTTCCGCTCTACAGGGTCAGGCCGCAGAGTCTCAGGCTAGAGCAGGTAAGTACGCTATCGAAACACAGCTTGCACCACAGGAGCTTGAGATCGAAAAGATTGAGGCAATCACACGAAACCTCAAAGAAGGTGACGCCGACGATAAAGAGTTTGAACGTCGGATGAAGATTGCTGAAGTGGCGTTAAAAGAGAAAAACCTAAACAACCAAATGGCGAAAGGAGCAACACCCCGTGCTAATGACACAAGTAGAAATGAGCAAGTTCCTAGACCAAATCAACCAAGCGTTCAAAGACCAGTTCGACAAATTGGAAGCCCTACAGACCAAGGTGGACCAACTGGAGGCGCTAATCAATGAGCAAGGACAAGGATCCAAGACTAGCAAGAGCAGGGGTAAGCGGGTACAACAAACCGAAGAGGACGCCTAATCACCCCACTAAGTCACACGTAGTTGTGGCTAAATGTGAAGACGGTAAGGTTAAGACTATTCGATTCGGACAACAAGGAGTTAGTGGTGCTGGGAAAGATCCTAAGAGCGCTAAGGAAAAGGCAAGGCGTAAGTCCTTTAAGGCTCGTCACGCTAAGAACATAGCCAAGGGCAAATGCTCTGCGGCTTATTGGGCAAACAAGGTGAAATGGTAAGGAGATAGTTATGCCAAAAGGACCGGGAACATACGGAAGTACGATGGGTAGACCCCCTAAGAAGAAAAAGAAGACTAAAAAGAAACGGTAATAATACCAATAAAAACACTTGACTTTTAGTCAAAAATATGTTATAATAAGGATATAGAGACAACCACATGGCCTCATTAGATCAAGAAACAGAACAGTACTACAACAAGTACTTTGACCTGTTTAACAACCCCGGTTGGAAGCAGTTAATCGAAGAACTAAAGCAAAACGCTCTCGTAATCAACAGTGTAGAAGCAACTAAAGATGAGAACGATTTGTATGTACGTAAAGGACAACTAAACGTACTAGCTTATCTGATTAACTTTGAATCTACTACTAATAACAACTACGAAGAGCTAGTTAGCGATGATTAAAGTATTTGATTTTCGCTGTACTAACGGACATACCTTTGAAGAATTTGTAGAAGGAGATACTACATCCAGTAGGTGCGGATGTGGAGCCAACGCTACAAAAATCGTATCAGCAACTCAACACATACTCGAAGGATCTTCTGGGGACTTCCCCGGTAGACACATGAAGTGGGTGCGTGAACACGAGCAAGCTAATCGATCTAGTCGGGAATCCTAGTCCTAGGTCACTTCCCATTTTAATCCTCCATAACCTTAATAATAATAGGCGGGGTAAGTTTACATTATGTCACGAGCACAATTACTTGATGAGCGTCCTGAAGAGAAACCAACGGAAACAACCGAAGAGCTGACCACAGACACTGTAGAGAATCCTGAAGAGGAACAACCTCAAGAACCAGAGTCTAACCTTCCTGAAAAGTACCAAGGTAAATCTGTAGAAGACCTTGTACAGATGCACCAAGAGCTTGAGAAGTTTTCAGGCAAACAGAGTACGGAAGTAGGTGAGTTACGAAAAGTCGTTGACAACTACATTCAGACACAACTCTCAAACCAACAAGCACCTCAACAACAGCAACAAGAAGACGATGACGTAGATTTCTTTGTAGATCC